TATTGGTAAAGAGCCATTGGGTTTAGTGAAAGGTCATGATTAGATAAAATGATTTTATCTAACTGATCATTCGCTTCTTCAATGGATAATTTCTCAATATCCCTAATGACTTCCATTGCATTGGAAAAGTGATCTTTGATCACTCCAATAAATGGAATGTCAGTAGGTTTGAAAGAATGAAGGTGAAAACAATCCCTATTCAAAATACTATTGAACATACTATCATCCATCATGGAGATAGTCATTTCAATTGTTTTTTGAATACTGTTCTGTACTAGGTGGGTCTTAATCTTCACGAAGATAGAATCCAAAATTTTTGGATCTTTATCTTCGAGTTGATTACAACTTAGTATCGGACTCAACATTTTCAATAAGAGTTTTCTCTTTTCTTGGATTAGTTGAGGCGAATCTAACTTCTTAGGAAGACACCAGTACATATAACCTTTTTCACTTCAAAGTTTTGCAAACTTTGGTGAGTGGAAAAGCTTATAGAAACTGAACAGAAAATCAACGGTCAATTTGCAATCTAACCTTGGGAACCATCTCTGTCCAACGTCAAATATTCTATCAGTCATGAAAGAATATTTTTCCTTGGTTAAGAAGGATCTTAATGGTGCACCAGTAATCTCATCACCTTGTAGGAACCATCTTTTCGCAAACTCAAAACATCCATTCTGAGAAGAATGAGTTTTAGTTTCCGAGAGTTTTGCTCCTATATCGTGTATTAGAGATTTATAGTGATCACAGACAATTTTGTCTGTTAGAACTATATCATCACCTAGTAAAGCATAGTCGCTGTATGGAAGTGTTTTTCCACTTTTCAATGCAGCGGCTTGCACTACTATATGATGACAGAGTGCAAATGTCGCTCAAGAACTGTATGCCCCCATCGGCTGTCCACATTTGTAATAAAACTCTTGTGGTTCAGCTCCTTTGGGTGCATAAGTAAATGGAAGCGACACCATGACAAATTTCCATGCTTTTGCGTATCATGGGCTAATTAGTTTAGCTAAGACTCATTCCTGTATTTCTATAGGAAATGAATCTGTAGCTTTACTAAGATCAACAGAGTAGAAAGTCTTATGACCTTGTTGTAAAAGTCGCTGGAAGTGCCCCTGAT